ACCTTAAAAGAAGTACACATTGCCTGTGTAATTGCCATGATTATTACCTCATATTTTGCTAATAATTCGAGCCAAGTCAGCGTGGCCCTGTTTTGCTAACTCAGCGCAAATAGTTGTCCTATCCGACCGAATCGCTTCCTTCATATAAAAAGTAATTAACTCTCTTATATGATCCTTAAACACCATAGCTTGCGCTTTAACCATTGGGTCGGCTGTTTCACTAACAGAAATCAACTTCTCCATAGCCCGCTCTGCAAGCTCTTCTGGTGTATGCCCACGGTTATTCGTGGTAAAAACTTTTATATCTGCACCCAGTTCATTGTTTGCTGTGTTGCCTAGCATCACACTACCTCTTTTCTAACTTGACCAGAACGGTAAGCGTCTTGTCGCATTTTACCGTCACCAAGGTTCTTAAGTAGAAAAATTGATTCCGTATATAGTTTTTGATAGAAAGCGACCATATCAGGTTCGCCTTTGAGGAACCTGATAGCTTCTACCAACGCACCATTTAGTAGGGCAGAGTCAAATTCATCCCCCAACCATGTAGTACCAGCAGTAACAATAGACTCTGGGTAATACCCATAGTGAAGCTCTGCTACGTAGTTGCTATCCGGTGTTGGCCCTAAGATAAATGCAGTATCGTCAAAGAACGCATAGTGCTTAGGGAGTCCAGTAGTGCTTGGGTTAGGGTAGGCTTCACGAACAAAATTCACATCTTTATCAAGTAAGTATTGAAAATTACCGTCATTATCTGTCAACGCCAGAGAAAACACATACAGCATATCTGTTGGATATATAAGATACTTGTTGCCAGAAGTGACGTTACCCGTCTGGTTTCGACGCAACTCAGGTATCTGTACAGTGTTATATATCTTCTGTTCCGCTTGTTCTGTAAACATAGCAAGCTGTGCATCTGTAAACGTGTTCTCACAAATGTCTTGGATATTAGTTTTTAACTCGGTGTAGTTCACCAGAATTACCCCTTACGCCATAGGCCCACGAGCCATAGTACCTTTAGTAGCTGCGCCATTACCACGAGTTTTAACACCCGAAGTTTTCATATTGATCGGCTGATTACAGCAATCAGCAACTTTATATACTTTAGGCTGGTTCGGCATTTTCTTTACTTTACTTATTTTCATCTTAATCACCTAATCTGTTGATACTGTTACTTTTCCGATCTGCCCAATACCTTCTAAGTTATCGGGTGTAAGACCTCCGTTAGTGTTAAATCCTACAGGGTTCCAACCCCATTGAATATCTCTACTCGCCTCTAGTTCTGCGGCATCCGACCTTGGGTCACGTACTGCCTGCGGGTCTTCTACAACATATTCCCCCAACCGTAACTGGGGATGATCTGGGTTCCAACACTCGGGGCAAGCCTTTATATTTGTTTCTTTACCTTTCCGTACTAAGCTCTTAAGTTGGCGTAGTCTATATTGGAAACCGCACACATCGCATATTGCGATAGCGTTAACAGCAGCACTATACCTAGCCATTACACAGCCCTAAACATACGTGGGACAAATCTTACCGAGGCTTTTTCTCTATCCTCTCCCGCTGCCAAATCAAACTGTTTCTCATATTCAGCCTGTAACATAGGTACTCGTGGCGCTAATTCTGGGTCTTTCATAGCGATGTAATACGCCAGCCCTGCCATAAGACAGGGTAGAAATCTAAAATTCATATCTGCGGTGTTAACGCCAGTGCCTGCATCCTCTATCCTACGCATACGCCAATATTTAAGTACATAGTAAGGGGCTTCAGCAGTCCCTTTATCTGGTACAGGCCACACAGTAACAGAGGGATTATCTCTACCGCGCTCAACCTTAAGTTGTATTGGGCGACCTTGTGATAGTTTATTGGGGATAGATGAATACGTAGATACACTTATTCTGGACATATTTAAGTCAGATTGTGTGCTTACACTACCACTACCGGTGCGTATAACTTGCTCCATCAGGTCTATAGTATCGGCGGGGAGGTCGTAGGTATCAGTGCCTTGTACTAGATTTACGCTACCCTCGTCGATAGTCCACATGTTTATCCCACGGTTCTGCCACTCAATAGTAAGCAGATTCATGGAACGGCGGGCTGTCCGAAGGTCATAGCCTGAACGCATTTCACGTCCAGCACGTTCAAACGCTTCTTCTGCAATCTCGGTGAAGTCAGGGTTAAATGCTGTAGTGCCGGATGTAGCCATTATTTCTTCCTAGTAGTCTTTTTTATAGTAGTGCTTCATCCCATAATTGTAGGTCGTTTACGGGCTATACCGTTGCCCCGACACATAACCTTACCGCCGTCGTTGTAACCTTTAGCCTTGTGTTCCGAATCTTTCATCATAGAACCATCAGGCATTTTGTGATACCCGGTCATACCACCGCTTCTCATTCTTTTAGTACCGCAATTTGACATTGCTCCACCTCGATTAAATTTTCTACCTTCGTCAGCCTTTTCATAGTCTTTACCCACGCTCTGTGGGATTCCAACTTGTTTAGCAAACTTAGGGTTATTAGCTACAGCTACCATAAGATTATGCTGTTTTTTACTTTTACTCGGCATAGCCTACCACTTAACCTTATCGGCCCAGTACGCCGCACTCATCTTACCTTTCTTGATGTTGCGTCCGTGGCGGGCCTTGAAGGATTTACGCTTGGCTTTCATACGCGCAGATTCACCCTTTTTAGGTTTACCAGCGGTACTTGCGCCTTGCTCACCAAAACGTATTATCTTCTTTTTCCCACCCTCACATGCTTTAACTACATGAGACTTTTTTGGATGCGAAGGAGTACGCTTTGGCTTATTACAAGCCATTTTAGCTTTATCAACTTTACCGCCAGCTTTATAGTAATGCCGCATATAGCCGCCTTAACTGTAAAATACGGTCAGGGCAGTAATGTTGGTAAGAGTAGAGATATAGACGTCTTCGTTAAATCTAATCCCATTATCAGGAATATTCACTGAATGGGAGTCAGACGCTAGAAAGTCTAGGTCAAGAAACGTACTACCACCATTACCATTAGTAAGAGTAAGCCGTCCTGTGCCTGCACCGGTAAGGACTTGTATCTGCCTTACACGCGCTGGGCCTACAGCTAAAGAGCCAGCAAGCGTGACTCGTTTACTGGAAACATCAGAGCTTCCCATTGTTTACTCCTTAACTTTATCAGCTTTATCAGCTTTAGGTTTGACTTTAGGGGCGGATTTCTTGGGGGTTCCGTCAGGGTTTAACCCGCGTGCCGCCAGTTCTTCAGCACTAGGTGCTTTGAATCGTTCGCTCATAAATCACCTCATTAAGCAGTTGCAGTTGCGCCAGTATCTACGCGAATCCAGTTACTACCGTCAGAGAATACAAGGTTACCAGTACCGTTACCTGTAGTTTCAGCAGCTTTGAGAGCGTTTGACGCATACAGAACAGTACCTGCACCTGCCGAAGCAGCCGCTGGGAGTGTAGCTACAGTGTAGCTGGGGACGCTAATATCGCCAATAAATCCATTAGTAGAAGTTACCGGCCCAGAAAAAGTGGTTGAAGCCATTAGAATTTCCTCTTGCACAAGGTTTCGCTTTGTAGTCTGTGCAACGTCAGGCGGGTAGGTACCTGTCTACAAAGCTGGATGTTACCCAAATAATAGTTTATATCAAAGAAAAGGGGGTGACAAGCACCCCCTCTACGTCTTTCTTTATGCTCCAGCGGAGCCAAAGATACCCAATGGGTCAGATACACCGAAGGAGTATCTTTCGCGGGCTTTGTAGCGGCTGTTGCCAGTATCAAAGTCAGCATCCATTGAAGTCTGCATTGGCGTACGCACGAAGTGCTTAAGACCGTTAGGAACGTCAGTAAGCAGGAACCATGCATTGGTGTCTGTCAGATAATGATTGACAGTGTAACCACCGGGGATGGCACCCATACTACGGATAGCGTTAATATCGTTATCAGCAGTACCGACGCGACCTTCAGTCTCCAGCAGACGATCAGCAACGAACTGAAGATCAGCAGGCACAACCAGTTTATTTGGTTTAGCCGCAATCAACAGACCACGCTCATCAGTCCAACCAGCAATCTGAATAATTGCCGCTTCGAGAGAAGTTTCGTTCAGGTCAGCAGGGGTGGCAAGCTCGTTAGAGTTAACACCACCATCTGTTAACGGATGGGCAGTAGAACAAAGTTCTACACCGTCACCGTAAGTGTAACCACTATCGAACGCATTGTTCAGAATAGCGGCAGCTTTGACCTGCTTAGTGTACGCCATTGCACGGGCAAGTGCCTTGGTATACCGCGAAGACAATGAATCGTACAAGTTATCTTCAATCGCTTCTTCAGTGATTGAGAAACCCATAGCGATAGTCTCGTGGTTATACCGGGCAGTCCATGCTTCCTGCGCATCATCATAAGAGATGGCAGAACCCTCGTTTTTAACGGGGGCGGCGCTGAAACCACTCAGCTTAGTTTCTTCTTCGAAAGAACGATCAGAAGATTCTGTATCAAAAATCTCTGCGTGTTCTTCCCCGTACTTCTGATACTCCATGCCGAAAAGAGCGTTAAGCCCCGGCAGGAGTTCCTTGAGAAGTTGTGCTCTTGAAATAGCCATGTCTCAGTTCTCCTTAAACGCCGTCAGCTTCTTCGTACTGATGCATACCGAAGTTGACTTTAACAAGCCACTCGACATAAGCATTAGCACCGGTTGCAGTATCAGGTACATAGTCAATAACACGAATCGGCAAAGTGTTAGTAGTAGCGGCAGAGCCACCATTAATAGCCACTTTAGAATTGCCAGATACTGTGTTACCAGCATTTTGTACCAACGGACAGTTATTACCTACGATGGTTTGACCGTAGCCATTTACGACAGTAGTGCCAGAAACGGAAACGATTTTAAACACACAGTCAGGATCGTCAATGACGTAAGCCTGTATGTCACTTGCAACAGTACCTGTTGGAAAGTACTGCTTAAACACCTTTTGGTTTGAACCGGGGTCAGTATAGGTACAGCCCATGAAAACACCTACCGGAGTAGCTGTCGCAGTGCCTGTATCTTTTTCGATGGTGCCATCTGCTATACGCTTAACAAGGTCACCCTTGAAAATGTTAGCGGCATAGCCTGAAGCGATGTTCATTAGACGAGTTGAACCAACGAAACCCTGACCACCAATTAGACCAACTGGCTGAAGCCCGTAAGGGGCTGCGATAGTTGGATAAGCCATAATAAGCTCCTAATTAATTGCCTTTGCCGAAAGTTACCTTAGAGCGTCTGTCGTTAAACATTGGCATCCTTGGGTCACTTTCACGCATTAAGTTATTATCTACAGAACGCATTTGATTAGAAGTTTGATCTCCATAATACTCAGTACGTTCCTCGACAAGTTCTTCTGGTGCCTTACAAAGCATCAAACCACCAATTACAACATTGTCCTTAAAGCGTTCGTTTTCGACCACAGCAAGTTCAATTTCTGGATGATCTGAAGCCTTAACTGGCTCCCAGCCTTCACGTAGTTTTGAGGTAACATTAGTGGGATCAGCCTGACCGCGTGTCGCTACACGCACCCAATGGTAAGAATATCCGTCCTGCGCATCTGGAGTAGGCAAAACTTCTGGTCTACGCCAAGAGCGCTTACGCGTGCTCTTTTCACGGGTTTCAAGTTTTCTGTCTAGTCTGTTAT